TTGTGACCGCCGATTTGCAGTGGGTCCGCATCGACACCCTTCAACCTGGTGACGAGGTCATTGGCGTCGATGAACATGTGCCAGGCGGCCGTGGCGCGGCCCGAAAGATGCGCACGGCAACGGTGCAAGCATGCAAAAAGGTTCGGCGCTACGGATATCGCGTCCAGTTTGCGGATGGCCGGGCAGTCGTTTGCACGGATCAACACCCATGGCTGGCTCGCAGTGGAGTGAAAAGGCAACCGTTCTGGCGGGCAATGGACCGGAAGGCGCCGAACGCAGAGCGCAATCTAACCGTAGGGCATCAGGTGCGCTCTATCTGCGTGCCATGGGAAGCCGGACAGTTCGAAGATGGATGGTTTGGCGGCATGATTGATGGGGAAGGCAGTCTGTCGCTGCCGTCTCGGTCTGGTGCGTCGGTATGCGTGTCGCAGCGCCCCGGACCCGTATGGGATCGCATGGTCTCGTATGCGCAGGACAGGCAGTACCACTATCGCATTGAACACGATGAAGGGCAGCGCGAGTCCAAGCACGGCACAACGCCGGTTCCCAAGCTGGTGTTCAGCCGCACGAATGAATTGTTTCGTCTGATCGGAGAGACACGCCCGACGCGCGGATTGCAGCGCAGCTTCCGGTTTTGGGAGGGCAAGGAAATGCCCGGCAAGAGGAACATGGACAACGCCGCTTGGAACGAGATCGTCTCCATCGAGCCGGTCGGTGAGGTCGACATGATCGCGCTGGAGACCAGCACCGGCACGTTCATCGCCGAGGGGATGGTCAGCCACAACACGACGGTGATCGTGATCTCATTCACCGATCACGCCATCTTCAACGACAACCAGAGGTGCGGGATCATCGCGCAGTCGCTGCCGCATGCGGAATCGTTCTTCCGCGACAAGGCGAAGTTCGCTTACGACAACCTGCCGCAGATCGTGAAAGACCTCTATCCGATCCAGACGAGCAACACGAGCGAGATCCTTTTCAAGAACAACTCGTCGATCCGCGTTGCCACGTCCATGCGGTCAGGCACGATCCACCGCCTGCACGTCTCGGAGATGGGCAAGATCGCCGCCGAGCATCCGGGCAAGGCCGTCGAGATCGTCACCGGTTCGCTGGCCGCAGTACCGGCATCGGGCATCGCCAGCATTGAAAGCACCGCAGAGGGGCAGGAAGGCGAGTTCCACAAGATAGCAACCCGCGCCGAGCGCCGCGCCCTCGATCCGCGCCCGCTTGCGCCGAAGGAAATGAAGTTTCACTTCTTCGCATGGCACGATCTGCCGGAATACCAGACCGATCCGCGCCATGTGCGCATTGCGCCCGAATGGCACGATTACTTCGATCAGGTCGAGATCGAGCGCAACAAGCGCCTGATCCTGCCACAGCGCGCCTGGTACATCATGACGCTCGAAAACGAGCAGAACGGCGACACCGAAAAGATGTGGCGGGAATACCCGTCGACGCCCGCCGAGTGCTGGCAGCAAAGCACGCAGGGCACATGGTACGCCCCGCAGATCGCTGCAGCGCGCGCGCAAGGCCGCATCTGCCAGATCCCACACGTCAACAACGTCCCTGTGCACACCTTCTGGGACATCGGCGCAGGCGACGGCACGGGTATCTGGGCAATGCAGGACGTCGGCACGCGCCACCGCTTCATTCGCTACTTCGAGGATTGGGCGCAAGGCTACGGGCATTTCGTGCGCCTGCTGCGCGAAACCGGCTGGAACTTCGGAGTGCATTACCTGCCGCACGACGCCAACCACGAGCGCCAGATGGAAAACCGCGTCGCCAGCCCGTTGATGCTGCTGCAGGAGATCGCCCCGGACTGGAATTTCCAGATCGTCCCGCGCGTCGATCACATCACCAACGGCGTCCAGATGGTGCGCGACAAGTTCCCCGAAGCCTGGTTCAACGTCGATGGCTCGGGCGCAGACTGCGAAGCCGGGCTGAAACACGTCGAGCTCTACAAGAAGAAATGGAACGCGCGCCTTGGCGTGTTCTCGGACGAACCCGAAAAACTGGATGGACATTCCGAAGCCGCGGACGCGCTGCGCCAGTGGGCGCAAGGCTATGACCCTGCACTGTTCTCAGGTGCGACCCGGCCCAAGCGCCGGCGGCAAGGAGGCGCATTGACCGTATGACCGATTCAGAGCCCATTCTCGACCTCGACCTGCGCCACAAGACGCTGGTGCGCGGCGATATCACCGTGATCTTCACCTGGCTGCTGTCCAACCAGCGCCCGTGCATGGTTCTCGTACCGACGAAGATCATGCCCACGCATGAGCGCACCATGCCCTGCATCGTGCCGCTCGATATCGCCTTCGCATGGGACGAGGTCACAGGCGACGCCGCCGAGACCGCCGCCATGAGCTTTCAGTTCGCCGCCGGTCTCGGGATGAACCCCATGGAGATGCGCAACGTGATCAAGGTCACGTCCGTCGTGCGCGATTGCCTCGGCGACCTGCTGCGCATGCCGATGTTCCCCGCAGATCAGCGGGAAGTCGTCGCCGACGTGCTGATCACCGACACGGACACAGGCAAAACGACCGAAGCGGAGGCCGTGGACCATGTTTGAAACCGAAGATCAGCCCGAGAACCGCAATCACATCACGTCCAGGCGGAAGCGCAATGCCGATCCGCTCGACCGCATGGATTTCGGCGGCGGCATTGACGAGAAGCGCGTCCAGCGCCTCGGGAAGTCCAAGGATCTCGACAGCCCGCGCGCCCGCGATCTCTTCACCAATTTCATGGGGCATTACCGGCGCGAGATCGAGCGCCAGGGCGAGAACCGCAACGAAATGGGGCTCGACGAGGATTTCTACGACGGCGACCAGTGGGACGCGGAAGACAAGGCGACGCTCGAGGCCCGCGGCCAGCACCCTCTGGTCTACAACGTCATCTCGACCACTGTGAACTGGATGCTGGGCACCGAAAAGCGGGGCCGCACGGATTACAAGATCCTGCCCCGGCGCGAGGAAGGCGGCAAAGCAGCCGAGCGCAAGAGCCAGCTTCTCAAGTACCTGTCCGACGTCAACAAGTCAGAGTTCCATGTCAGCCGCGCGTTCAAGGATACCGTAATCCCCGGGCTTGGCTGGATCGAGTCCGGCATCCAGGAGGATGACGAGGGCGAAGCGATCTATGACCGCTACGAAACATGGCGGAACATGATCTATGACAGCATGGCGACCGAGATGGACCTGTCCGATGGCCGGTATCTTTTTCGGACCAAATGGGTCGATGTCGATATCGCCAAGACCATGTTTCCCGAGCGCAAGGCAGTCATTGACCGATCGGCCAGCACGGCGCTGACCTATACCGCCAGCCTCGACGGCGCCGGGGATGAGCAGATGGACGCCGCCGAAGAAGAATGGAGCCACACCAACGTCCATGGCGGCTATGACGGGCATATCTCGGAGCGCGCGCGTGTCCGCTTGATCGAGGGCTGGGTGCGCATCCCGACCGAAGAGCGGTTCATGCGCGGCGGGCAATTCGGCGGTGAGATATTCGACCCGCGCAGCCGCGGCCACCGCGCCGAGATCGAGCGCAACCGCGCATCGGTGCTGACCAAGGTGCGCATGCGCATGCATGTGGTCATCATGGCCGAGGATGGCTTGCTCTACATGGCAAAGAGCCCATACCGCCACAACCAGTTCCCGTTCACGCCGATCTGGTGCTACCGCCGCGGCAAGAACAACCTGCCATATGGCGTGGTGCGCGCGATGCGCGGGCCGCAGGAGGATATTAACAAGCGCGCGTCCAAGGCCCTGCATATCCTGTCCAGCAACAAGACCGTGATGGACAAGGGCGCCGTCGACGATCTCGACGAGTTCCAGGAAGAGATCGCCCGCGCCGACGCGACCATCGTGAAGAATCCGGGCAAGTATCTGGAGTTCAATGTCGACCGCGAGCTTGCCCCCGCGCATCTTGACCTCATGAGCCGGTCGATCGAGATGATCCAGCAGCTATCCGGGATCACCGACGAGAACCTTGGCCGCACCACCAACGCCACCTCGGGCAAGGCAATCATCGCGCGTCAGGATCAGGGGTCGCTGGCCACCGCGTCGATCTTCGACAACCTGCGGCTCGCCCGGCAGGCGCACGGGGCCAAGATGCTGTCTCTCGTCGAGCAGTTCATGTCGGAGGAACGCCAGTTCCGCATCACCAACATGCGCGGCAACCCGGAGTTTCCCAAGGTCAACGAGATGGACCCGGAGACCGGCGCCATCCTGCCCGAAAGCGATATCGTCAGAACCAAGGCCGACTTCATCATCAGTGAGGAAGACTGGAAGGCCACCATGCGCCAATCGCAGGTCGACCAGCTGATCGAGTTCATGACGCAACTCGGGTCAGTGAGCCCGGAACTGGTCATGTCGTTGCTCGATCTCGTCGTCGAAGTGATGGACCTGCCGCAGCAGGAAGAACTGGTGAAGCGAATCCGCAAGATCACCGGGCAGGAAGACCCCGACGCCGATCCGAACAACCCCGACGAGGAAACCATCAAGCGGAACCAGCAGAAAGAGGCCGAGGCCGAGATGCAAGGCCGCCTTGCCAATGCCGAGGTCGAGACCAAGGAGGCCGAGGCGAAGAAGAAGGCTGCCGAAGCCGAAAAGACCGGGGCCGAGGGCGCCAAGGTCATCGCCAACATTCGCGAGATCCTTTCGAAAGTCGCCGGTCAGAACGTCGAGACGCAGATCAAGGCGATGGAGGCCGCCGCACAGATCCTCGGTTCGCCCGCGCTCAACAGCGTGGCCGACAGCGTGCTGGACGAGTCCGGGTATCAGCCCGGGCCCGCCGGGCAGGGACAAGGCGCCCCGATGTCCCAACCGCCTCAACCCGCGCCGCAGCCGGCACCGCAGCAGATGCAGCCGCCTGCCCCGCAACCCGCCGACCCGATGGGCACCTACTAGCCCCGGACCACCAACCCAACTTGTCGCATGATGTGAAAGGATACGACCATGGGATTTACGCCAGCCCCGAAGATCGCCACCGCGAGCAAAGCCGCCGCCACGGGGATCTCCATGTCTCTCAGTGAAGTCAGCAAGACGCGGCTGGCAGTCGTGCGCCTCACGTTCAACGCAGAAACGCAGAACCGCCTGTTCGGACGCGCCATCAACCCCGAGACGGACCGCATGGAGCTTCTCATCGGTCGCGGGCAGGACGAGGGCCGCGCACAGATCCGCCTCTGCGCAGAAGGCGACAACGTGATCAAGGGCGGGATCAAGGGCTCCGTCAGCGTGCGCGTCGGGCGATGGGATCTTCTGCCCGAGGGGAAATACCCCGGCAGCGCGTGCAGGGAGATCGGCGACCCGGAGAAGCAGGGCGACCAAATCGCCGTTCTTCTCATGCTGCCCGATTGGGCCAGCCCGATGAAGCGGCAGATCGCGGCCAAGCACGGCATGAGCGCCAAGCGCCATTCGGCGGAAGGTGGCGCGAAATGAGCGACCACGACGACAAGATCGTGAGCCTGACCGGCGATCCGGTGCACTTCAATGCGCCGGAGGGGCAACTGTTCTCCCCCTCGGATGTCATGGAGGGCACCATGGCATCCGAACCCGTCGAGCTTCTGACGATCGCGCGCCGGCACGACGGGTCTATGATCGTGCATGGCACGCACAACATCGCTGCGGCAAACGGCGGGTACATCGTCGAGGAAGGGGCGAAAGACCCCCGGTGCTATCCCGACCGTCGGCACGCTTTCACCGACGCGACGGACCTGCTGGAAGCCCTGCCCGAGATCCTTGGGCTGGATGGGCTGGCCGTTCAGGTGCGGCGCCTGGCTTATCCCGCCGAGTGAACTTCCGTTGACGTGTTTTCTCGCGGCCTAGACGACCTCTGACCAACGAAAGGAGCCAACACCATGGCAAACGACAAAGACGACGATCTCGAACTTCTCACCGACGAAGAGCGCGCGGCGCTTGAGGCTGACGAAGGCGAGGAAATCGACGGCAGCGCATCGCTGACCGGCGAAGACACCCAGCAATGGGTCGACAATGGCTGGGCGCGCGAGCATGCGCACAAGGATGACTCTGCCGAAGACGTCGAGGCGCAGGCCGCGTCCGGTGACGAAAGCGACGAGGATGGTTCCGACGAGGACGCTGAAGGCGCGGACGCCGCCGCCGAGGATGATCCTGAGCCGGAAAAGGCCGCCGAGCCTGACGCCGCTGCGCCGCAGCCGCGCGATCCCAAGCAGGTGCAGACGCCGCAGCACGACGCGCAGATGAAAGACCTGCGCGACAAGCGCACCGACCTGTTCCAGAAGTTCAACGATGGCGAGATCGACGAGCAGGAGTTTGCGGAGCAGGAAGGCGAGATCCAGACGCAGGCCGAGTCCATCATCGAGGAACGCGCGACCTACCGCCAGCGCGTCGCCGCCGAAGAAACGCAATGGGACAATGCCGTCGCGAGCTACTTCAAGGCGTTCCCCGACCTCAAGGCCGACCAGGCGGTGATGTCGGCCCTCGACGCCGAGGTGAAAGACGTCACCAGCAACCCGGCCTACTCCAAGCTCAGTTTCGAGCAACAGCTTTCCCTGGCGCATCGCCGGCTTGAAGCTACCGCCGAAGACCTTGGTCTGTCCAACGTGCCGCCCAGCAAGAAGGCGGCGAAGAAAGACCCCGCGCCGCAGCAGAAGAAGGCCGCGAAGAAGGAAGAGGACGGCAAGGAGCTTCATACACCGCCGCAGACCCTCGCCCGCGTGCCGGCGTCCAAGGTCAGCGACGAGGGGGACAGCAAGTTCGCATATCTGCAGCGCATGATGAACGACCGAAACGCGCATCCCGACGATATCGAGGCCGAGATCGCCAAGTTGTCGGACGCTGAGCGGGACGAGTTCTCTTCGGCGAACCTCTGACCCTCAAGCCCCTGCCATAAGGACACGCCCGCATGCTGGTTTTGAAGTTGAAGAAGAGTGACGTGGTGCGCATCGGCGACATAACCTTGGAAATCAAGGACGCCGGCGCCGGGCGTGTCCGCATCGCCTTCGGGGCCCCGGATCATGTGTCGATCCGCAATGAACCCGGTGATCCAGAAGAGATCGACGCGTGCGGCGATGACCCACCCCGCGCGGTGATAATCGGGCCGGCAGACTAGGGGGCGCAAAGCCCCCTTTTTTTCGGACACAACATATGGTATGCAAGACGCACGCTAGGCGCATGATGTGCTTATGCAGGTCTCAAACCCGCATGAGGAATCGTTATGCCCCAAACCATCATCCCCTTTGGCGACGTCAAGGCCCAGAAGAAATGGTCCTCGAATCTCGCCGTCGACTCCGTCAAAAAGAGCTACTTTTCCAAGAAGTTCATTGGCAAGGGCGAAAACAACGTCATCGAACAGAAGACGGATCTCGAAACCGAGCAGGGCGAGCGCATCAGCTTCGACCTGTCCGTGCAGCTGCGCGGCAAGCCGACCAGCGGTGACAACCGCGTGAAAGGCAAGGAAGAGAGCCTCAAGTTCTACACCGACGAGGTCATCATCGACCAGCTGCGGCACTCGGTCTCCGCCGGTGGCCGGATGACGCGCAAGCGCACCGCGCACGACATGCGCACCACGGGCCGCAACCGTCTCGGCGATTACTGGTCGAAATACATGGACGAGCTGATGTTCATCTATCTGTCCGGCGTCCGCGGCATCAACCAGGAGTTCATCGAGGACACCGACTATGCCGGCCACGCAGGCAACGCCCTGCAGACACCCGATGCGCAGCACATGATTTACGGCGGCTCGGCCGTGTCGAAAGCGACGATCACCAATTCGGACAAGATGAGCCGGAAGCTGATCGAGCGCGCCGTCACCAAGGCCCGCATGATGCGCGCCACCGACCCCGATACCGCCAACATGATGCCGGTCAGTGTCGAGGGCGAGGATCGCTACGTCACGGTCATGTCTCCCAACCAAGAGCAGGACATGCGCACCGAGGAAGGGTCGGGCTGGCTCGAGATCCAGAAGGCCGCCGCTGCGGCCGAGGGTCGCAACAACCCGATCTTCAAGGGTGGTCTCGGGATGATCAACAACGTGATCCTGCACAGCCACGAGCGCGTGATCCGCTTCGACGACTACGGGACCGGCAGCGACCTTCCCGCCGCACGTGGGCTTTTCATGGGTCGCCAAGCGGCCGTCTGCGCCTACGGCACGACCGCAGGCCAGCGGTACATGTGGAAGGAAGAGGTCGACGATTACGACAACACGCCGAGCATCGCCGCCGGTACGATTGTCGGCCTGAAGAAGACCCGGTTCAACGGGCGCGACTTCGGGGTGATGGCGATCGACACCTACGCCAAGCCCGAGAACTAAAGACCGACGCGGGCGCCTCCGGGCGCCCGTGCCGCCCCTGACGTCAGCCTGAAACAAAGGATAGACCCATGCTGAAACAGAACGACTTCGCATATGGTCGCGCCAATCAACCCGTGGGCTATTCCTCGGGCCTCGTCTGCGCCGCCATTCTGACCTACGACTTCCCTGTCGACTTCACCAGCGCGGATGACGTGCTCGAAATCGGCTTCGTGCCGGGCGGGGCCCAGATCGTCGGCGCCACGCTGATCGGCGAAGGTCTCGGGGCCATCACCGCAGATATTGGCGTGCTCGACGGCGAAGCGGGGTCCACCGATTCCGGCCGCGCGCTGACCACCGATCTGATCTTCGATGGCGTGTCCGTCAACGACAACGAGGCCCCTGCCACCGTACTGGACTGCCTCGCCGTCGGGCGCACCAACGACCACCGCGGGCTGGGCGTGACCCTGAGCGGCAATGTGACCGTCGGTTCCGGCAAGAAACTGACCGTCGTCCTTCATTACGTCCACTGATCTCGGACGCGATCTGGCCGTCCCTCGCGGGGCGGCCTTTCCCCATTCCAGGAGTCCAGCAAGATGCTGATCATCTCGAAAATCGAGCGCGTCGGCGGTACCCGCGTCAGCCTTGACGGCGCCGAATACCTCTTCGAAGAGCGCGAGGCCGGCGGCCCGCATATCTGCGACGTCGAGAACGACGCGCACGCGAAGCGCCTTCTGTCCATCCCCGAGGGGTTTGCCGCGGCTGATGGCTCATTCCCCATGCGCGCCGTCGCGGCTGATGCCGAAACCACGTTTCTGGCGACGCCGGTTGATGAACCGCAGCCCGACGACACCGCGCCCGAAGGCGATGGGATCGAATCCGTGGACGATGAAAGCGACGACGTTCAGGACACAGCGCCCGAGGATGACGGGCTCGACGATTACGACGAGGGCTCGCTTGCACAGGCATACCGCGACGAGTTCATGCAGAAGCCGCACCACAAGATGAAGAGCGACCGCATCATCCGCGAGATCCGTGAGGCCCGCGCCGCGCGGGCCAACTGAGGGACGGCGCCATGCCGGCCCTGATCGCAAAGGACGTGCTCGAGCGCGCGCAGACCTTTCTGCAAGACCCCGACGCCGTGCGGTGGCCGATTCTCGAACTGGCCACCGCGCTCAATGACGCGCTCTTGGAAATCTGCCTGGTCAAGCCATCCGCCTGCGCGGAGACGGTCATCCTCAACCTGCAGCCCGGCACTTTGCAGAAGCTCGAGGCCGATCAGGCGCAGTTCCTGCGCGCCGTTTGCAACATCACCAGCGCGGCAGAGGCGCCGCGCGCCGCCGGCCCGGCCATCACACCGATCGAGCGCGACGCCTTGGACAACCAAATCCCCGGCTGGCACGCCGCCGCCACCTACCCGCGCACGTCGCTGGTGCAGCACGTCATCACCGACCCGATGAATCCGACCGACTTCTACGTGTTCCCGGGCAATGACGGCACCGGGCGCATGGAGGCCATGGTTGCGGTCACGCCGACGCTGATCACCATCCCGGGCGACCCGACCGACCTTGCCAGCTACACCGACGAGATCGACCTGAACCCGGTCTACAAGAGCGTGCTTATCGACTTCATCCTCTACCAAGCCTTCGCCAAGGACATGCAGCTTGCGGGCTCCAGCCAGCGCGCAATGGCATATTACCAGTCCTTCATGACCAAACTCGGCGCGCGGCGCCAGATCGAGGCCGTGGCGACACCCGACACGACCTGACACCAGACAGGAGGCCCCGCCATGGCAACCCCCATGACCAACCTGACCACCTTCCTGCATCTGGTGAACCCGCACGCTCCGGGTGCCGCCTCCCAACAGATGCTGCAAGCGTTGCGGCAATCAGCGATCGAGTTCTGCGAGCGCACGCGATGCTGGCGCCACCGGGCCGAGATCGACCTGACCGAACAGGGTCAGGCCATTGTCGCGCCGGATGAGTCCGAGATCCATGAGATCGAGCGCGCCGAGTTCAACGATATGCGCCTGACGCCCGTGCAGTTTGACGATGTGCCGTTCGAGGACATCGACACCAGCGCCGGCACCACGCCGGCCATGATCACGCAGGAGATGTTCAACCAAGTGTCGATCGTGCCCTTCGAGGCCGGGACATTGAAGGTTTCGCTGATCCTCAAGCCGCGCCACGGTGACGACATGCAGATCGGCGCGGACGGGTTTCTGCAGAACGCCTATGACAGCGTGCCGGCGTTCCTGCACTCGCGCTATTCGGAAACCATCGCCGCCGGCGCCATTGCGCGCCTTCTCGTCATGCCGCAGCAGCCGTTCACCAACCCGGATCTTGCCATGCTGCATGGCCGGCGCTTCGACCAGGGCGTCGACAATGCCAACGGCGCTCGCGTGCGCGGGCAGCACCGCGCCCGGCCGCGTTCGCGCGCGGCGTTCTTCTGAGGGAGTGAACCATGCGCATGCGCCTCAACACCTTCCAAGGCGAATACCCGCGGCTCTACAAGACGCTGTTGCCCGAGGGCGCCGCACAGGTCGCGCTAGACACCAACCACGAGCGCGGCACCATCAAGGCGCTGCATGACGATCTGGCGCTGCATGACGCCGGGGCGACGCCGCCGGTGGATTTCTACCTGCATAACGGCGCGACATGGCTGACCTTCGACAAGAATGTCGACGTGGTGCCGGGGCCGGTGGCCGATGACCGGCTTTACATCACGCGCGAGAACGACGTCCCGATCGTCAAGGTCATGAGTGATGGCGGGGCCGAGTATCCGCTTGCTTTGCCAACCCCGCCCGCGCCGCCGATCACGTCCATCGCCACCGATTCCGGCGCGACGCAAGAGTCCGAAGTGCTGTTCGTCTATACGTGGGTCTCGAGCCTCGACGAAGAGAGCATTCCGAGCCCGCCCAGCACGCCGCTTGCCGTGCCCGATGGCAGCACGGTCGAGATCAGCCTGATCGACCAGCCGCCGAGTGGGAGCCGGATCAATCGCGTGCGCATCTACCGCAGCCAAACGACCGCGCTGGGCGCGACCGAGTTCTTTTTCGTGAAGGAACTCGAGGCCGCGACCAACCTCTATGTGAACGACCTCGACACCGATCCTCTGCAAGAATTGCTCGCGAGCGCCAATTACGACCCGCCGGTCGACGATCTCCGCGGCATCACAGGCATGCAATCGGGGATGATAGCCGCGTTCGCCGGCAAATCGCTCTATTTCTGCGAGCCGTACAGGCCGCATGCGTGGCCGCTGAGTTACGAGTTGATCAGCGAAAACCCGATCGTCGGCTTGGCCGCGTTCGGCTCAATGCTGGCCGTCCTGACGACGGGCGAGCCCTATGTCGTCCAAGGCACCGCGCCCGAGAACCTGATCATGGAAAAGATCGAGCAGAGCGCGCCATGCGTGTCCAAGGATGGCATTGTCGATCTTGGCTATGCGGCAGCCTATCCCAGCACGGACGGGCTGATCACCTTGTCGCAGTCGGGCGGCGCGCAGAACATCACCCGCGGCCTGTTCGAGCGCGACCAATGGCGCGAATTCCGGCCCGAGACGTTCAGCGCCGGGCGACGCGATGGATCCTACGTGTTCAGCTTTGACCCGGGCGACGGCGGCGGACGACAGACGGCGATGATCGCCTTAAGCGCGGACCAGCCGAGCTACATTCGCACGTCCAACGGCGCGGAAAAGCTGCGCTTTGACGTCTATACCGGCAACCTGCATTTCATCGACGGGTCCGCGATCATCCAGGAGTTCGCCAGCAGCCAAGCCGGCTACATCGCGGCCGATTGGCAATCGTCGCAGTTTCACCTGCCGACCCTGACGAGCTTCGGGGTGCTCTTGGTGGAAGGTGACGCGCTGGACGACCCGTCATCCTTCGAGGCGACCGTCTACCGCGATGGCGAGATGCATACGACCGTGACGCGCCTCAATGAGCCCTGCCGGCTCAAGGACGGGCTGGGGCGCCGGTGGTCGGTGCGCGTGAAAGGCAAGGTCGAGATCAGCCGGATTACGCTGGCCGGTGAAATCGAAGAGATATGGGGCTGACGCATGTTCAAGGGACGCAACACACGAGACCTTGAAACACTCGCGGGCCGCCGCGGTAACACCGGGCAGCGCGCGGTGCTTTGGGACGAGATCGACCAGATTACCCGGCGCGTCGCGCAGAGTTTCACCGATGGCGGCGTCAGTACCGGCGGCGGATCGGCTGGCGCAATAGACGAGTCCGCGCTCGAAGACTATATCGCCAACACCAGCCCGAGCGTGCAGCAGATCAACCAGACGATTGACAGCACGACCACTTTCATCGGCAACCTGACCGCCGACGCGCGCGCCACCCTGCCGGATCTGGATCAGGCCATCACCGATGCGCGTAACGACGCGCTGGATGCGGTCAACGTCGCACAGGGCGAGATCGACACGCTGACCGGCGCTTACACCGGGACGCTGCCCGATCTGGAAGCGGCGATCACCGCCGCGCGTAACGACGCGACTGCGCAGATCGACACCGCAGAAACCGGGCTTCAATCCCAGATCAATGGCGTCAGCGCCGACCTGACGAACAACTATTACACGATCGTTCAGTCCGACAGCGCAATCAGCAGCGCGGTCACAACGCTCGAAAGTTCTCTGCAGACGGAGATCAACAACATTATCGCAGCCGGTGATGGGTCCGAGACAGTTCAGACCTTGAGCGCCCGGCTAGACGCGGACTTTTTCACGAAGACCGAGACAAACACCGCAATCAGCGCCGCAACGACCAGCCTTGAAGCCTCGCTGCAGACCGATATCTCCGAGGTCGCCGAGACGTTTCCCAACTTCGATTTCTCGCAGGGGATTACTGGCTGGCGGGGCAAGGCAATCGACCAGGGCAGCTACAGCATTGTGACCGGCCCGGAGTTCATTGGCGGGCAGGCGTTCCGCCAGGTGGGCGTCCTCAACAGCACCAACTTCCTGGCGCCGGTCGACAGCCGGAAAACCGTCATCGACACAGCCCGCGCATATCGCGTTAAGGCCCGTTTTCGCGTGGTGGGAACTGTCCCAAGCGAGATCTTCTTTGTCATCCGCTTTGAGGACGTGAACGGCGACTACATTTCCGACTACTTTCCCGCCGGCTTCGGGCTCGGAGTTAACAACACCCCCGTCCAGAACAATGGCGCGTGGGTGTCGGTTTCAATAATGAGCGGCATCGGGACAGACAATCCGTTTCCAGCGGGCGCGTTCAAAGCCTATCCCCAAATATCTCTTGGCAATCAGCAGGGGCCTGATTCTATTGTCGAACTGGATGAACTAGCCCTGCTGGAGGTGACCGATAGCCGGGAGGTCGCTGCAACTCTGGAGCAAAACTATCTGACGATCGCGGAAACCGATCAGGCGATCTCCACCGCGACCACCGCGCTCCAGTCCAGCCTTGAGAGCCAGATCGGCACGCTGAACGCGACGCTGACGGAAGATTACTTTACCTCGGCCGACACGACGCAGGCAATCAGCGCCGCTCAGGCGACCTTGCAATCGAACATTGATACGGTCTCCGCAAACCTGACAAGCGAGCAGGCGACGCGTGCGAACGCTGACAGCGCGCTCACCACCAGCCTGAACACACTGACGACGCGCGTCGGAAGCGCAGAGGCGGAGATCGCCGGCGAGCAGATCGCCCGGTCTGATGCAGATAACGCTCTGGCGGTTGATATCAGCACGCTGACGACTCGGGTGGGTGATGCGGAAAGCGACATCACCAGTGAGCAGACCGCCCGAACCGATGCGGATAGTGCGATCGCAATAGACCTCAGCGCGCTCACCACGCGAGTCGACACCGCCGAATCAAGCATCATCAGCGAAAGCATTGTGAGTTCCAATGCGGACGATGCTTTGGCGTCCGATATAACTGCGCTCACCACGCGAGTAGATGGGGCCGAAGCGGACATCACGTCCGAGCAATCAGCGCGAGCATCAGCAGACAGTGCTTTGGCCACGGACATCACGTCACTGACGACGCGCGTCGGAAGCGCAGAGGCGGAGATCGCCGGCGAGCAGATCGCCCGGTCAAACGCGGACAGCGCGCTCGCATCCGATATCTCGACGGTTTCCGCCAACCTCGCCACAACCGACGCCTCGGTGACGCAGACCGCCAACGCAGTTGCAACTATCGAGAGTTTCGCCGGAGCGACATACACGCTGCGCGCGTTGGCCGGGGCCGCCGAGGGCGTGCTGGAACTTGTCGCCGCTGATGACCCGATAAACGGGCCGACTTCTGCGCTGCGCATCGACGTGACGCAGGTGAACATTGAAGGCCGCTTAAACGCCGATTGGATCACCGGCGGTTTCATTCGCGCCAGCCAGATGAAAATTGACGACCTTCTGTTTCTCGACTCTGGTAGTGCCGGATTTTCCATCGACAAAACAAGTGCTTATGATGTTAACAGCGATGGCATCTACATGGGCCGCACAAACGAATTGGATGGCTCCATCGGGTTCGGTTTGGCGTTTTCCAAGACCGATGATATCACAGGGCTTCGCCAATCCATAGAAGCGACCCGGCGCAACGGAGTGCGGCTGTTCAACGCCAACCATTACCGCACCCTGTCCGTGCCGCTCAATCCCCTGCTCTACACCGATCCGCAAACTGTAGACCTGACCGGTTACAGCCGGGTCGATATCTTTCTGGTCGGCGGTGGCGCGGGCGGCAACGCCGGCGACCTCGACGGGCAGGGCACAGCCGGCGGTGACACTGTTGTCGTGCTGAAAGATGGCGCGACGGTGATTGAAACCTGGACCGCAGTGGGCGGGCAGCCGGAGGTTGAATCCGTGCGGAATCGTGCCCCCGCAACGCGCGGAGAGTCGAGCCCGTGGGGCACCGGCGGCGCGGCCGGTGCCAATTTGTCCTACGAGACGTATGATCAAAATGCCGGCGGCGAGGGTGACACTAGGCTCGCAACGCGTCCAGTCGATGAAACGTCCGGCGGTAATGCAACGGGATACGGCGCAGGCGGCGGGGGCGGCGGCGCAAGTCAACCGCAAGACGGCGGCGGCTTGGGCGGTCAATCAAGCCCACTCGTTTCCATTGTTGGCTACGATATTTCAGGCATGTCTGCGCCCACGTTGGAAATTACGGATATTGGCGCTGCCGGGCTTGGTGCCAGCGGATCCGCATCGGGAGGGGGTGGCTCGCCTGGTCGGGTCCAAGTTGCAGAGAGCAACAGCGAGGACATCCCCGCTGATGTCATCCCGCTTTTGGCAACACAGAAAGGCTCCGCCAGCAGCCACGGTCCGTTTCCGGATTATGGCGCTGGCTTCTGGGTGTTTCACACATTGGATGGAACCTCTTTGAACATGGGGAAAATTGAACTTGATGAGTCTGGCGGCGAAGTGATAGCCACAACCAGCGATTATATCTCTTTGGTTTCCGCAAAGACGCCTGACGTCATTATCCCGGCTGGAATTTCCAAAACAATCAGGTTTTTGTTCTTCAAAATGGGGCCCTGACCATGCTGATTTACTATGCCTCGGACAACGGGAATGTTCTGTTCACAGTCGACGGCGACCCGGACGCGCCGCCGCCGGGTGATTACATCAACGTACCCGACGACACGCCGATCACCCCTCTGGAAGCGTTTGAAGTGTCCGGTGGGGCGCTTTTCGACCGCGTAGTGCCGGTGATGCCCGACCATGTGGATGCAGAGATTGAGCGACGCTTGCGCATGGGTACGGGAATTGCCGTAACGGGTATTGGCGACATTCCGGTGCAGGGCCGCGATCGGGACATGGCCATATTCCCCAACCTGCGGGACAGCGCGAAGGAATTGCAGGAAGCCGGCATAACGGCCGCTGTCCTGCCCTTTCGCGACCGGGACAATGTCACGCACATGCTGACGCCGACGCAGATGCTGGAACTGGTCTCGGGTGCGCGCATGGCAGCGCAGGCGCTTTACAGCGCAATGTGGGATCTCAAGGACGCCAACCCGATACCGCAAGATTACACCGATGACAGCTACTGGCCGGTTTCATCCTGATGCAGCTCGCGTGCCGTCTTCTCATGTTTTCCGGGGGTCTGGATAGCACATACGTCCTCAAGAAGTTCCTGACGGAAACTGACGGCGTCATCTGCGTGCATCACATTCACTTGGCAAACCCGGATCGCAGGGGCGAGGCCGAAACCAAAGCCTGCCAAGCCATCATCGACTATTGCAAAGCCAATTATCGCACGTTTTTCTACAGCGAATCCAACATCGACCGAACCGGCATGACAGGTTTTTTCGGGTTCGACGTGATGACCGTCTCTTTCGAAGCCGGAATCGCCGCGGTCAATTTCAAGAACACAATGGGCGTCATGCCGACAGAATGGTACTTTGGCGAGTGCCTTGAAGATCTCGACAGCCCGTACCAGAAGATGAAGAACCGGGCCCATTGCTTGAGGTCAGCCATGCAGGCCGGATGCTGGCCCGAGAAACCGCCGCAGCTGAAAACGATTCCTTGGCCGACGAAATTGCAAACCATGCAATACCTCGCGCCCGACCTGGTCGATATGTGCTGGACGTGCCGCAATCCCAGGTCGTCAATCACTGGCCGCTACGGCTTTCGCGAGTGTGGCCGCTGCCATACCTGCAAGATGGTCAATTCCACGAGACGCGACCTGTAACGCTTCATCTTCTATTCTGCGCGCAGATGTGGTATTCGTGCGGCATCCCCGCGCAAGATGTGCGGCCCGACAGTCTTAGATCAGACGAAAGGCCCGTCATATCATGCCGCTTCCATCTCATCAGTTGAACGATCTGGCGCTCGAATGGGCTCGCGGCGATGACGAGGCGGCGCGGTTTCTCGTGAACGTCATGCACATGGTCCGGCTTGCCGACGACATTGCCGACGAGGACACCATGGATCCGGTCGGTGATATGTCCAACCTTCTGATCAGAGCATGGCTCGAACACGCCACCAACCCGTTTTTCCAGCGCCACAGCGCGGCTTTGGGTGCCAGCATGATGAACGGCGTTCTCATGTGGGACATGAGCGAGCATTGGCGCCACAGCAGTAATCGCAAGACGCGTATGTTCGGCTTCGTGGGGCGCGAGGCCATTGAACACGTCGCCTATACCGTCGCGTTCATCTGCGGCGGGTATGATCACGCCAAGGAAGTCGCGCAGCAAATTCAAGAATTTAGCCACCAGGCGTCGCCCGAAACCTTTGAACAGTGGGAGGCCGAATAATGGGCATTTATGGCGGCGGCGGCGGCAGCGCGCCCGAACCGGATCCGAACATTGGCAAGGCCGCGATGAAATCGGCGCAGATCGGCGAGGACTATCTCGGCTTCATGAAGGAGCAGGCCGCGGTTTCGAACCGGTGGGCGGCTGACGACCGCGAACGCTACAAGACCGTGTTTGAGCCGATGCAGGACCAGTACATCACCGACGCGATGGCCGGGCCGGATTATTCCGAAGTCGACGCCGCGGTCGAGCGCGCGGGCGCGGACGCGCGCCGGCAGTTCAGCCTTGCCCAAGGGCAGGAAGAGCGCCGGCTGGCCGCGTCCGGGGTCAACCCGGCGGCTGGCCGATCGACAGAGGCCACGCGGCGGTCTGAATTGACTGAGGCCCTTGGCACGACCGGCGCGCGCAACACCACGCGCCTGCAACAGCGCAACCGGGCCGAGGACAAGAACGACGCCGAGGTCGCCAACGCGATCAACATGGGATCCGGCATGGCCGTGAACCCGGCCACCTCGCTGGGGCTATCCAACAACGCCACCTCGCAGGGGTTCAGCGGCGCCATGCAGGGTTATGGCCAGCAGGGGCAAATGCTGAACACGCAATACAATCAGCAGCTTCAAACGTGGAAAGCGGACCAGCAGCAGAGCAGTTCCATGATGGGCGGCTTGGGCTCGGTGGCCGGGCTTGGGATGTCGCTCGCCATGAGTTCGAAAGATTACAAGGAAGACAAGCGCCCGGCGCGCGGCGTGCTCGAAGTTGCCAATAGCATGCCGGTCGAGGAATGGTCCTACAAGGACGGCATCGCCGACGAGGGCCGGCATATCGGCCCCTATGCCGAGGATTTCCAAGCGGCCACAGGCAAGGGTGATGGCAAGACCATCCCGATGCAGGACATGATGGGCGTCACCCTGGGCGCGGTTCAGGAACTGTCCCGCAAGGTCGACAAGCTGGAAGGCGGCAAGGGCCCGAAGAAGCGCAGCGTCATGGACCGTGAGATGACCGAGGGCATGCAGACCGGCCCGGCACCACGCAGCATTGCAGGAGCGGCACAATGAGCACAGGCGCTTTTCTCAGTGGCCTTGTCGGCGGCTACCAGGGCGGCGAGGGCATCAAGGAGCGGCGCAAGGAGCGCGGTATTCTCGAGGATATGGCGAAAAAGAGCGGCGATCATGCGCGGCCCGGAGAAGAAGGCTATGCCGGGACGCCGCCGTTCGTGCCGGAAGGCGGCGGCACGCGCTTGCGCGGGCGGTCGATCGCCGGGGGCGGCGCCGCCCCCGAGAACCAGCGCGACCTTCTGGCTATGACGCTCGACGCAGAGGCCGCGGGCGAAGGCTATGACGGCATGCTCGCCGCAGGATCGGTCATCGCCAACCGCGCCAAGGAAGGCGGGTATGGCGGCGACGTGCGCGAGGTCATCATGAAGCCCGGCCAGTTCAGCGCCTGGAACAGCGTGACCGGATACGCCGGCGGCGAGGGCGGGCTTGATATGTCGAAGCGCAACCCGTCGCAGGACGCCTACAAGGCCGCGGACGCGATCTTGTCTGGCGATTACAAGGATCCGACCGGCGGCGCGACGCATTACTACAACCCGGCGGCCGCCAACCCCGAATGGGGGCAGGGCGGCGGTGGCAACTGGCACCGCATCGGCAACCATGTGTTCGGGCGCGCGGATGCGGGGCGCGACACCTACACCGGCCCATCCACCGGCGGCGCGGCCCCGGCCAACGAGCGCAGCATCATGGGGCAGGGCGAAAGCATCGTCAGCCAATTCTACAGGTAAGGGGGCAGCATGGCCGGTCTGGGTTCATTCATCGAAGGCGCTTTCCAAGGCTACGAGTACGGCGAGAAGGTCAAGGATCGCAAGACGCAGCGCAAGCGCAACGACAAGCGGTGGGAGTGGGAGCAGGAAAGCCGCGACGTTCAGCGTGAAAACCAAGACTGGACCCGCGAGAACCGCGACTATACCCGCACGCAGCGCGAGCGGCAGATGGACCAATGGCAGCGCGCCGAGGATGACCGCGAGGCGATCGCCGGCATCTACACGGACGCGCGCGAGAGCTACGGCGCCGATGGACAGCCGGAAACGGAATCGCAGCCGCGCACCTCGTCGCGCAGCATCATGAGCCAGCCCGCCGCGGAACAACCGCCCGAGGCCGCCCCGCAGCGCCCGCAGATGCGCCCGCGCAGCATTGCCCAACAGCCGAGTGTCAGCAGCGAGGGGCCGCAGCAGCCCATGGCCGCGTCCAACGGCCAGCCGCCGCAAGCGCCGGGGCCGGAACAGGGCGCCGCGCCTGCCGTGCCGCCCGGTCCCGCCGCCATGCCGCAGCCCGGACGATCGGTGCGCGGATCCGCCGGCACGGCCCCGACCGGCCCCGACGCGCCCATGCCGCGCAGCTTTGCCGAGAACCCGCGCGCGCAACAGGCCGCGCAGCAGGTCGGCATCGGTATCGAGCAGCTTTGGGCGGGCATGCGCCCCGAGGATCAGCAGCTTTTCGCGCAGATGGATGGCCAGCAAACGCCAACGCCGCCGCAGACGCGGCCGACGACGCCCGGCGGCCAACGCCCGCAAATGGCCGCGCAGCAGCCGCCCGCGCCGCAAGCACCAAGCGGCATGACGGCCCGACGTGATGGTCCGATCGGTCCCGGCCCCACCGGCGGCACGCCCGGCCCGGCCCGGCCCGGCACCCCCGAGCAGCCCGCGCCGGATCAGCAGCGCCCCGCCGCGCCCGCGCGCCCCGGTGCGCCCGGAGCCGCCCCGAAGGCGGGCAACCTCGATGTGCGCGAGGCGTCCACGGCAGAGCTTGACCAGCAGGCGACCCAGAACCCGCCCGGCCAAGGCGGGGCCCCGTCCGTCACGTCGGCCAGCGCAGCCATGCAGGACACGCAGCAGGCGTCGCGCGGCGTCATGGGCAACGGAGACGTGAACCCCGCCGACGAAGAGCGCGCTTCGCAGACCTTCATGCAGCACTATGCCGAGACGGCGGTTCCCAAGATCATCGACCATTTCCTCAAGCAAGGCGACGTGGAGAAAGCCACCGCGTTCCAGGAATGGGCCGACAGCCAGAAGGTCAAGGGCCAGATGGCAAGCTGGTCGAAAGCGATCTGGGCCATCACCAACGGCGATGAGGACCGATTCATCGAACACCTGTCCGCCACGTACAACGCCATCGACGACGGCATGTCGATCGACCCGGAACAGACCAGGTTCAAGCATGACCGGCAGGGCAACATCACCGGCGCGACGCTGGCTGTGCGCAACGACGAGACCGGCGAGGTCTCTGTTCAGGAGTACGACAACCAGCAGGACATCGTCGAGATGGCGGTCTACACGCTCGCGCCCGAACAGACGTTCGAATACCTCTGGGGCTTGAGCCAGCAGGCACGCGAAATGCGCATGAAGAACCAGCGCAGCGCGGTGGAACCGATCGACCGCATGGAGATGGCGCAGGAGATCCGGCGCGAGGCCGACAGCATCCGCACGTCGCAGGAGTTCAACACCGACAAGATGACCGAGGACCAGATTGAAGAGATCGCGCGGCAGAACGTCTACCGTCGTCTCGGCATGTCGGCGGGGGCGTCGACCGGCCAGGGCGGCGGGGCGCCGCAGCAGGAGCCACCGCGCCTCCAATAACGCGATTGACCACGCGCGCGCATCAACGTACAAGATCGGCATCGGTCATTGTTGCAGGTCTCGTCCGCCGCGTAACGTGATCGAGTTCCAAGAGGGAAGGCCCGGCGAGTCCATCCGCCGGGTCTTTTCTTATTGTGCGCTTTCCTGTCGCCCCAGTATTTGCTACTGTGCGCGAGACATACCGCGCATGATGTGTGGCCGCTTGAAACTCCATCTAGGAGACTGCCGTGGCTCGCGAAAACGTCTTTGCGCTCAATCCCGTAGATTATGAACTGGAACGCCAGAAAGCTGATCGGCAAGGCCGCAGCATTTTCGGCACGCAGGACAAGGCGCCTAAGACGCCATCGCCCGCGCTGAACGCGGACGGCACGCCCGATTACGCCAAGATCGCCACCGAAACACAGGTGCCGCGCAATCTCGTGATCGCGCTCACCGAGGCCGCCGGGCTCAAGGACGGCGCGCAGAAAGGCGCGTTCGCAACCGAAGCCGCCAGCCGGATCGGCCGAGAAATTTCCGGCGGCAAAGACGCCAAGGCCGCGCTCAAGGCGGTTCTGGGCGAAGATGCGCCGGTCGACGACCTGATCACCGCCGCGCGCGCCGTGCCCGAATACGAGCGCGTGGGCGTGGACAGCGACAAGGACAAGCCCGCGGGCGATGACGGCGGCCGGTCATGGCTCGACCCGAGCCGCGCCTATGATCCGCTTGGGCTTCTGCAAAGCGACAATGCCGCCGATGCGCGCAAGCAGGTCGCCGGCGGCGTGGCGAAAGGCGCCGGGGCCGCGGTCGAGGGCTTCGGCATTCTCCGCAGCAGCCGGTTCTATGATCCGCTCAACCTGATCAACGAGGAAGGCAAGAAGCAGGTCAGCGACGCGACGCGCAAGGTCGCGGACAGCATGCGCGATTACGGCAAGACTGTGCAGGAAGGCGTGACCAAGGAAAGCCGTGACGCGATCAAGGCCAGCACCCCGGACGGCGATATCTTCAAGCCGTCCACCTGGACGCTGGGCGAAGATCCGAGCGTGCGCGGCTACACCATGCTGACGATGGACGTGCTGGGCTCGCTCGCGCCGGTCGTGGTGGCGTCCGTGATCGGCGGTCCCGGTGCCGGTGCCGTGGCCGGCGGCCTGCAATCGGGCGGGGCTGGAGCGGAAGAGGCGCGCGGGATTGTCATGGCGGCGGCCAATGAGATGGTCGAGGGGCCGGACGGCGAACAGATTTCACGCCTCGAGGCTGACAGCCAGTATTACCGCGATCTCCGCGCGGACGGCGAAAGCCATGAAGTCGCCACGCAGAAAACCGCCGAGGCGGCCGGGCGGCTGGCCGCGACCTATGCCGCGCCGGTCGGTGCCCTGGGTGGCGCAATCACCGGCGGCATCGTCACCGGCGGCGTCAAAAGCCTCGCCGGGCGGTCTGTTGGCACGCGCGTCGCCGGCGGCGCGGCGCTCAGCGCCACCGAGGAAGCCGCGCAGGAGACGGCCGAGGGTGTGGCCGCGCGCAAGGGCGCCTCCGACGCGACTGGCATGGACGTGGATTTGTGGGAGGGATCTTTCGGGGCCGCCATCCTTGGCGCGCTTGGCGGTGGGCCGCTGGGGGCCGCCGGCGGGCTTGTCACACAGCGCGAGGAACAGCAGGAAGAAAGCCAGCCTGCGCCGCAAGCGCAGCTACCCGCGCCCGACGCACCGATCGACGGCGAGATCATGGCGCCCGAGGCCATGCCCGAACCGACCGGGCCGATCAGCCGGGCCGCGCAGCAGGCGCCCGAGGGCGCCGCCGAAGCCATGGCGCAGGGCCAAGAGACCGGCATGTTCCCCGACATGAAGCCGGGCGGCGAAGTCGCATTGCGCGATGCGGACGGCCGGGATTACAACGCCGTGTTTCTGCGCGAGGATCAGAGCGGCGTCACCGTGCGGATCGCCGGGCAGGAAGTTCCGATGTCCGCGCAAGAGTTTGACGAGGCGCGCGCAGAGGCGCAGCGTGAGGATGAAGCAGAGGGTGAAGCGCCGGCGGCCGAGGAAGAAGCCGATCCGCTTGCCATGGACGACGAGACCCCGCCTGAGATGACGCAGCCGGCGGCCGAAATCGAGTTGCCCGAGGGCGTCGACCGCGACGATTTTGAAGAACGGACCGCCATCCTGGAAGAAGGCGCCGGCATGGACCGGGCAAGCGCCGAGGCCCGCGCGCTCGAGATGATCCAGCGGCGCATGGAAGAACAGCGTGCCGTTGACGAGCAGGCGGCCATCCCCGACGCGCAAGAAATGGGCGAGCAGGGGCAGGTTGAGGCGCCCGAGGTCGTCGAAGCCCCGTCCGAACCCGAGCCGATCGCCGCCGAGCCGCCGGCATCGGTTGAGACACCCGAGCCCGAACCCGCGCCGGCCACCCCGGACCAGCCCGAGCTTATCACCGTCACCGACGTCTATGGCGATAAGAGCCGCGTTCTAAAGGCCGATCTGGACAGCGACAAGCCGATGCTGCGCCGGTTCAACGCCAAGGGCGAGCCGATCGAAAATGACGGCGCGCTCATCGCCCGCGGCAATATCGACACGGACGGCACCGGCGTCACCGAGACGTACAAGGATCAGCCCGTCATTGGCATTGGCCGCCAAGGCGACCAGCCGTCAAAGAGCAAGCCCGGCGTGCGCCAGGCGATCAAGAATCGCGGGCAGAAGGTCGAGGATTTCGAGATCCGCGAGGTTAAAGGCGGGTTTATCGGCGTGCGCAAGAGCGCGATGGCCGAGCCCACGGCGGAAGACGCCGCCGAGCCCGAAGACGTACCCGCAACCGGTGAGGATAACGAGGCCGCGCCGCAAGCGCCCACGCGTGGAATGACGACGCGCCCCGGGTATACGCGCCGCATGGAAGGGAGCGAGTCCACTACCACTCAAGAGCGCATGACCGAAGACGGTTTTGTGGTGACGCGCGAAGTGAACCGCACGACCGTTCGAGACCCAAAGGGGCGTCAAATCTTCGTGGGTGAGCATGATGTTGATGAGGGGAAAGTCGAACGCGCCATTGAAAAAGCGCGCGAACCCGAAACCGCCGCGGCGATCGAGGCTGCCGCCGCCGAAACCGACCCGGATCCAACGCCCGCGCAGGCCGAGGCCGAGAATTACAAGACCGGCAAGGCGCAATGGGCCGGGCTGACCCTTTCGTTCGAGAACCGCAAAGGCGGCGAGCGCAGCGGCACCGACGCCAACGGCAACGAGTGGTCCGTCACCATGCCCGCGCATTACGGGCGGATCCTGCGCACCGAGGGCGCGGACGGCGATCACGTCGATTTCTACATGGGCGATAGTCCGGGCTCCGATGCTGTCTGGGTGATTGACCAGATGGACGCCGAGACCGGCCGCTTCGATGAACACAAGGTCATGCTGGGCTTTGACAGCGTGAACGCAGCCGCCGAAACCTACATGGACGCGTTTGAAGACGGAAAGGCCGAGGCCCGCTTGGGCGGCATGCGCAAGATGACCGTGGAGGGCTTTAAAAAATGGCTGGAGGGCGACACGACCGGCCCGGTTTCGCGCCCTGCCAAGCAGCAGGATGCAGGGGCGCAGGCCAAGCCCAAGACCACCGTGGACGAAAGCAACGTCAACGACCCTGATATGCCCGCCGGGTTCCAGCTTACGGCGATCAATCGCATGACGAAGCCGCAGGCCAAGGATGCAGGCGTGTCGTGGCCGGCCGTGAAGGCGATCGTCACGACGTCTAAGCCCTATTCGTGGGGCACATACGAGGGGATCAGCGAGACCAGCCGGGCCGATGCAATCCAGAAGGCGCTGAGTTCTGCGCAGCGCGCGGTAGAGAAGCGTCCGCAGCCCCAAGCGACGCCCAAACCCGCGCCCACCGCGCCACAGCCGCCGATTGACCGCTTAGAAAGCGTCGTGAGGCTTGTCAGCGAATCGGAGCGTATGCAGGAGACGGGCGCTGCCGCAGTCCTGTTGCCAGCTTTGACCGACTTCAAGCGCGGCACCTCGCCGGACGCGGTCATTCCACAGCTACAGGAAGCGTCGCAGTTGTTGTTCCGGCAGTACC